AGGTTTCTGACCTTACGACCAAAACGATATGCTAGCTCGGCTGTATGGGTGGTTTGGATAATTTTCAATTTAGGGTTATGCCCCATCATCCAAGCGGGGAACAGGAAACTGGCAAATTCTGACTTTGTATGTCGGGGTGGCATATTGACAATTAATCGATTAATTTTTTTATCCCTGATGGCTTCTAATTTCTTTGCAATGATTTTATGGTGTCGCCCCTCAATGAAGTCGGGCCATATACTTTTTACAAATTTGATAAAGGAGTCTCTTGAGCCTCTGGCAGCTTCGAGTTGTAATTTCTTCAGTTCTAGTTTCTTCACTAGCAACTGACGTTCCTCCAGGGACATGGAACTTAAATCTGAAATGAAATCGTTCATCTTTTCTCTCACTATTTATACTATAGGGTTAGCTATATGCAATTTCAAATTTAGGGGGTCGGGGTCAAGATCCAAGGTCAATCGGACTTTTGGGAAAGTCTTAGTATCTCTAGCAAGGGCAAGGACAGGTCGGCCCAGGGGGTAATAAAATATGACCATTTTTTTCTTGTCTAGGTATTGACATTATGGGTTTTATCCTATACGTTTTAACTATGTTAAAACAAAACGAAAGGATAATTAACATGGAAAACTATAGAGAAGTGACACTGACTAATGAAGAATTTAGATTAATCAGAAGTCTTTTAAGATTTGAGTATGAGAAGTATGAATTGGAATATAATAAATATAGCCAACCTCATAGTCTAAATATTTTGAGGCTACTCGAAAACACTAAACAAAAGTTTAAATTAGTCCAATAGACTTATAGCTAAGCCCTTTCAATAGGGCTTGGCTCTAAGCCTAGCTTAGAAGAAAGCGAAGAATAACTATGAATAAACTAACAATAGCCCAAGCCAAGAGCAAAGGCCTAAATTATAGAAAGCTACTTGATTTGTTATTAAAAGAAAAACAAATTAAGTTAATGCAGGAAGAAGCCAAGCTCTTGCGTGAAGAAAGTGGACTAGATGCATTCATGTCTACTAAAGAACTTAATGAAGAAATCAGAATTAATAATATTAGTTTAAAAGCATTTATTAGAACTAATTTTGATTTGACTTCATTCAAAGACAAAGAGCCAAAATTATATGACAAATATAAAACTAGAGCGGATTACGTCATAAATAGAAAGATAGTAGGATAATGAAACAATTAGATTTATTCATTACTAAATACACTTACTCCCATTTCAATGGGGGTAAGTACAAGTTCAATCATTTAAGAACTTACGACCCGATCAACAAGGCTTGGCATAGGTGGGTTAGTGATAAGCATAAGCACTTCACCCCCGAAAGTTTAAGCTATCACGATATGAGTAAGGGCTATTGATGATCTTAATTTACATTTTAATGCTAGTCGCAATCGTGTGGCTAGCATTTCTACCATTCATTCATAAATAAAATACCAGGGGAAGTCCGGGACAAAGGGGGCAAGTTCAAGCCCCCTTTTTTATTACGAAAGGCTTATTGACTATATGGGATTAATCCTGTATATTTCAAGTGTCATTAACGAATATCGAAAGGAATGTAAAATGGCACAAGCAAAAATGTATCAAGTAGATTACTTGACAAATAAGATCGGAAGCGCTTTTCAAGAACATGAAAGTATTCTTGATCAAAAAATAAGAATGGACGAAAACAAATTTCTTCAAGAAAAAAGAGAAGAAATAGCACAAAAAATTGGGGCGGATAAAATTAAAGAAGCCCTGATTGAAGCTCAACAAAAATATGAGCAAGCACAAGAGCAAGCGAAACAGTTTTTAATAACATTCGCTAACAAGCACAGGCTACAAGAAACAATCAAAGATTATCGATATATGGATAGAAAGTTTAATACTTCCGATATTGACGATCAAGTTGATGACTTCGCAAGGAAGTACGCAAGCTCTTTTGTGAAGAAAACGAAAGCCATGAAAGAAAGGCAAAAACTAAGGGAGCTAAAATCTATTTGCCATGACGCAATTAAGCTTACAAATGACATTGAGCAAGCTCAAGCGAAAGTAGAAACAATACTAAAAACCAAAGCACCTTTTATTTTGGAACATTACGCCCCAAATATTAATTTATTGGAAGCACCAAAAAAAGAAGAAGAACAGTTATAAGAAAAATGAAAGGGGGGATTTATTTCCCCCCTTTTTTTATTTAAGAAATATTTCCCTCGTCGTCGTATAAATCCCAAGTTAGGCCCAAGCTTACATCATAAAGGGGTGTTTGGTCCCAACCACCAAGATTGAATATTCGTGGCTCAATAATAGATTTTTCTTCTTCTTGATTATCCCAAAATAAAACCTTGTCTTTCTCAAATAGAAAATACGGTCTATTATTTCCGTCGTCTTTAAAATACTTATCTTGTATTTTATTAAATTGGTGTAAGCCCTTAATAGTCAACCAAGGCACCCGCCAACCGTTCCACCTTTCAAATGGCTTGTGCCAACCCTTTACAAATTCACCTTGCCAACACTCAAAGCCAAATTTTCCCGACTCCATTAGTTGGGGCATTTCATCAGTAAAGATGTATTCACCCTCACGCCATTTATTAAGAAAGTAATCATCAAGCTTTATTGTAGTTTGAAAGCCACCGCCCAACGGATAGATCTTTAAATATTTAAACGCAATATTTAACTCAGATAATTTATAATATTGATTATCCCTTTTAAAATATTTCTTGTTAAATTCTTGAAGTATTTCTTGTGGTATACTCATTTTATTTCTTCCTTTCGTAAATTATTTAGTTGACTATATCCCATATTTACCCATAATCAAGACATAAATTAAAAGAAAGGTAAGTAAGATGCAATTAATAAGATTAGGCAAAACTTCTAAAATGAGGGGTTTTTCCTTTGGCTTGGATGCTCGTAACTGTGTGACGGGTTCTAAGTTAAGAAAAATAAAAGGCTCGGTTTGTTCTAAGTGTTACGCATTAAAAGGAAATTTTAATTTTTCTAGCGTAAGAAAAGGCAAAGCCACCAATTTAAAACATTTAGAAAGCGAATACTTTGTCTATGTAATGACTTATCAATTACAAGATCAAAAGTTTTTTAGATGGTTTGATAGTGGAGATTTGCCCCATATGGAGGCATTAAAGAAAATTGTCACCATTGCGGAGAATACACCCCATACAAAACATTGGCTACCCACTAGGGAAATAAAACTTATTCAAGAATATTTAAGAAATAATAAGTTCCCAAAGAATTTGGTGGTTCGTGTTTCGGGGAACATGATCGACGGACAACCGCCCAAGGGTTTCCCAAATACTTCCACCGTTCATAAAGACAAAGACCCAATAGGCTTTGACTGTGTGTCAAGACATCAAGACAATCAATGTTTAAATTGTACTGCGTGTTGGGATAAACGAATTAAAAATATAAGTTATAAGGCACATTAAAATGAGTTGGCACAGAAGACAGAAAAACATGAATTTATTAATCAAGATCTATGATCCATGGAGGGAAAAAAATAATTTTGAAAAAGGTTGTGCGGAAGAACTTTATATAAAATTATTAGATGATCCCGAAAAATTTAAGCCCCAATTAAAATGGCTTAAAAGATTTATTAGAATTTGGGAGGTGGCCGAGCATGGATAAACTCGGCCCCTGGTAAAATGAAAATGAATAGTACCGAACGCAAGCACAGGCGAAACCTAGAGTCCATTCACAAGCTTATCCAAGACGCACGCAGGCGCATGCTCAAGCACGAGCCAGGGACAAGGGCCCAGGAACAAGCTTGGATCAGACTCAAGCATTTAATAGTAATGCGGGACCAGGGACAGGCCTGGATCCCGAAATTTTAGTGTTGACATGCCGGCCTATTTATCCTATAGTATCCCATACGAAAGGAAGAATATTATGAAAATGATAAACTCAGATATCGAAGTGGTAAGCGTCGGTATCGGATCAACCTTCGATCCAGACAACGGTAAGTACGAGTCTGGCATCCTGGTCGTCGTCCTCAAGGACGAAGAAGGCACAACAACCTCAGTTAAGTTGGAGTGCAATATCAAGCAGCTACGGGCCAAGTTCAAGCACGAAAAGCTACATGAACAACTCCTGGAGTTATACAAGGGCGATCGACACGCTTTGAATAAAGATATCAAAGCCCTGAGCAGACCAGAGAAGAAACTGCTCAAATCAATGGCCAAGAACCCAGACGAGTGGAAGCAGAACGAAGACACTCGATACCAGGAGGATCCTGAGAATTGGGTAGAATAAATTCAAGAGCCTCGGAGAAATCCGGGGCTTTTTTCATGCGTATAAAAAATTGAATAATTATTCAAGAACAGGGACAAGCACACGCTCAAGCGCAGGCTCAAGCTCAAGCGTCCATGGTTGGTGGACCGTGAACAAGGGTTCAACCTCCCTGAAATTGACTGAAAGCTCACGAGCCACGGCCCCCGGCCAAAAATAAATCGCCCTCTCTTCGACCCCCTTTGCCATAATAAAATTATCCTGGCATAGAGAATAACGCTTTAAATTCCACGAAATTTGAAAAGGTGATAGATCGAGTTTGTTAACCTTTGTTAATTTAAGTTCGCACCAAAAAGAAATATTCTTGTTATATTTTTTAGATATAAAAACTCCTAGTAAATCTGGTATTCCAGGTGTTCCGTAAGTTTCAATTCTCGTCCAAAATATATTCGGAGTTATTGACTTAACATTCTTCCAAAAGGTGGACTCCCTTCCTCGCTTTAACGAAGGCTGATGTCCTTTTTGTTTTCTGTCTTTTGATGATTGTTTCTCTTTTTTCAACAACACGAATTTCCTCTCCCTCGACAATGCAGAGTCTAACACCAAGCTCTTTTTGGTACGGGTTGAGTTTTGTGCCCCCTCCACCTGCCGACTTGCCATTTACTTTTCTTGTTCCTTTAGATGTTTTAATATCAAGATAGTGAGCTCTTCCGTTTTTTGGATTAACAACAATGATATCGATCGGGCCTTGCTCACATACGTTAGTGAACACATAATATCCTTCTTCAAGGAACTTGTTGATCGCTTTGTTTTGACTGATCGTCGCTTTGTACTGCCTCGGATCCATTGTTCTCCAAATCAGTAGGGGTATGTTCGATAATAACTTCTTTTTTCATTTTTGAAAGCATTTCTGTCACTTCCTCTAAAGATAGACCGTCAATACTTTTATCTCTAACCTTTTCTTTTTTCTCATAATATCCCGCAGCTTTACCTCTACTAATTTCCGCAGCTAATGCAGTTTTCAAATCGGGTTTCATATCAAATTCATTAATGTCTTTACTACTAGGATTTTCAGCACGAAGACCAATCTCATGTAGTCTTCTCATATGGGTAGCCGGAGAGATTTTATATTTATTCCAAAGGTCTTCTTGTAAAGAACGAATATAAGCATGTACTTTGGGGTATTCTTTGGGGCTTTGTAATTGAGAAGCTATTTGTCTAGCAGTTTTAGGGGAGTATCCCGCCATAATTGCACATTCCGTAGCAGTCTTCCTATTTTCTTGAGCAACAAGATGATGAGCAAACTCTATTTGTTTGGGAGTTAGTTCGTCCCTCATTTCCGCAAGTTCCTTTGTCAGGACAATATCATCACCTGGACTTCTAAACTTCATAGTTATTTTCTATAAAGAACATTTCTATTAAAATCAATTCAAAAACTTAACAAATATTGAAAAGGTTGCTCCCCTATAGGGTTTGGAAGAACACTTTGTTCTTCGGAAGAACGGTTGGAAGAACCTTTTTTTTGGACTAACCTACTGATTCTACTAACTAAACTTACTTTGGAAGAACGGAAGAACGGATTTTGAAAGTTTTTTTATTTTTTTTTTTATTTTGTAT